CGTTACAACCAATGATCATCACAGGGTAAAGCAATAGGCCAGCTAATGAGAACCACACCATCTTACGCTGTTGATCTCTTTTGCTGTTCTCATCTTCAATTTGCATTCTCTTGTCATCGAGTAACAGCTTGTCCCACTCGGTCTTGTCTATAGCACCACTGCCATCAACGTCTGCTTTTTCAAACTCTGTCATATGTCTAATCCTTAGTTTAGTGGATTGTTGGCAAGGCTGTCATACGCCTTCCAGATGTCGTCTATTTCCGTTTGATAGACATCCAGCTTATCGCCGATCTGATCCGTGATTGTACTCGACTTTTCAACTTTAGAACGTAAGTCCAACAAGTCTTTCTGTTGCTCCAGTATTGTTTGCATTTGCGTACTAATCGTCGATAGCCGCGTGTTAAGACCTCTAACATCATTATCTTGTACCGCCTGTTCCAGTGCTTGTATGCGTGAGTTGAAATCTGTGGCTCTGACGTTGAACATGTCAGCTTCAGTCGTCACAAGGTCGATCCCAGTCTCTACTGCGTAGAAGCGATTGAGGGTATCATACCCATAATAGATACCGCCGCTGATTGCAGACAGTATTGGCAAGGCCGCCGCTATGTACCACCCTTTGAAGGTGAAACCTCCGACCTTGAGTTCTGTGTCTTCCATTGATTACATGTCCTTAATTGGTGTTCCGTTTTGTTGCATGTAAGTGTTCGCACCATAGATGGCTGTAGCATCCTTCATGTCATCTGTTAGATAACCAGACCAACCAGTACCATTGCCAGACCATGTGATTACAAACTCATCGACATTCTGAGTGTACGTGATGGCTGTGTAGTTACCAGCGAGTAGATTATTAGTAGCTGTGTAGCTGTCTATAGAAGCAGTTAGATCACTGTTGTTTGCCGCCGCCATGAATGCACCAGCTTGCTGGGCGTACTTCTCTACGTTATCAACTGCATCGTTGTATGTAGCAACTTCAGATGCCTGTATCGAATACTCGTCTGTCTGTAGCATACCTTGTAGTGCTACTTGCTCTGGCTTTGTGTCAGCTTCAGCCGCGACTGCGGATACTGATGTCGCTGTAGCAAGTACAGAAGTTGCTGATGTCAGGAGGTCAACAGCTAGTGTCAGCTGGTTCATTGCCGCTGTGTGCTCTTGAGTAAACAACTGTTTAGCATCTTGTGCTGTAGCGTAGTCGTGTGCAACTACTTTGTCTAAAGCGGCCTCGTAAGCAACAAACTGTGCATTTGTTATCTTACCGCCATCAAGTGCATCGTCGATTACGACACGTCCAACTGTTGCATATCCGACTGAGCCATTTGTTAGCTGTCCACTCGCAAGCAGTTTATTGTTGATGATGTCTATAGTGCCTTTTAGCTCAGTTATCTTCTGTGCTCCTGTCTGACTGTATGACGGGGGCTGGTGTGACTCTGCGTGTACTGCGGAACCGCTGACTAATAGTGCGGTTGTCGCTGACAGTAGCAACCTTTGCTTTTGTTTCTTCATCACTTAAATCTTCTCCAATTCTAAGAAGGGTGTCCCAAAAGACTTTACTGGGCTCGTAGCCAACAATGTATATCTCTGGGTGTTCTCTATATTTATCTATTGCCGCTTTACCCATTAGGATTTTACCAGTGACCACATCCATGATTGGACAGGGTGTACTGGCTAACATCATACTTCGGAATACGTTGCCATCTGGCGAACTACACAGAACTGATATGGCTGAGACCTGTAATCCCAGACCTCCAATTTGCTGTGGTGTTCCTAATAGTCGGGCGTTCTTGCGGCGGTTACAGTGCTCATCCTGTTGCATTGTCCCACTGGACATCCCAAACATAGTTACTTGGATGCCAGAGGTGGTAGGTAATAGACAGCTATCGTTACCACCTCCACCTGTCATCGTAGGTGAAATGGCTGACATTACAGGTGCGGCCTGAGAAGCCCCAGCCGCATTGTAATTATTGGTTTCATTAGTTGTCGCATTGTTGGAGTCTACAGTGCTGTCTTCGTAGTTGTTACTGAAGTCTCCATTGATGTCATTTGCATACGCTGGGCTTGCCAACAGTATTAATATAGGGGCGAATAGTTTCCACATTCTTCAACCATAACTTTCTCTACTTTGTAATCACTGCACATCAGCTTTGTAGCCGCATCTTTGTGACCTATGTAGGCCAGCGTCTGTGCGTTTAGATTACGTTCACATACTGTATCTCCATGTGGACAACTCGACGGAAAGGCTATCGGAGTGTCTACATAGATTTCGGGGATACAGGCTGTTGTTGTGAGTAAGGTTGCTAGTGCTAGGGCAAGCCTAGCCATCGCGGTCTGCCATCTTTTCGACTGATGTGCGGATGTGTTCTATGTTCACGTCTATCCGTGCCATTGAGACAGCTTGGGATTGAACCATCTGTTCTACTTTAGATATACGTTGTCCGAACTCAACGATGTCTGTTTGGTTTTCTTGGATGTCTGCCATCATCATACTCACAGTCCAGACTATTGCCCCAGCCTGTGTTATTAATCCGAGAAGCAGGGTGGCAGGGACACTTTTGGCTATGTGCCAGCCATTATCACCACTGTCCATCTTTATACGGCTGATGAACCACTCATGTCAGCTTGAGCCATGACCCAAGTATAACACTTAGATAAGAAGTCATCTCCAGCCGTAGCTTCGATAGTAGCTAATGGTGCATTGTATCTGCGGAAGTCTACTGGATGTGTGTCATCTGTTGGTGTTGCTGTTGCAAACCCAGAGCAATCAATCATTACTGAGAAGTTGTCACCTAGCTCTCTTGTGATTGATGCAGTTACTATTCTAAAGTATGCACCCGAAAATGCTGTGCCATATTGTGATGTTGATAAGTCTAGTTGTATTGCCATTATAAGGCTCCTTTAAGTTACGGCTTTGTAGGCCAAGTTATGTTATCTGGAAAACCAGCTTGTGATGGAACATCTCTCAGTGCTTGTCTGTATGTTCTCCATTCATCTGTAATTCTATCAGCAAGTGCATATATATCTGACTCACTGAGTAGATTGTCTCTTTCTGTACGAGCCATCATAGGCTTCATACTATTTTGTTCAGCATTCATTGTTGCTATCTCTTCATCTGACATAGCTACAAGAACACCATCTACCATTTTATCCATGTTGTTATCCTTTTAATTATGTAGAAATTCCATACAGTGAAATCTGCCCAGTATTACAAGTACCACCAGTTGCTGTAACACTAAACCCAGTTAAACTTGTAAGAGAGTATGAATCTACTAACATTCCTGAAGTGTTGCATTGTTCTTGACTTGCGTGCGATGAACTAGCTTGACCAGACGTATCCATTTTAACGTATGGTCTACCATCCACCATTATTATGTCCCAAATAAATGAAGCATTTTGAATTCCAATATTATTTGCTAGAAATCCGTATGCCCCATTGAATATTGCAGGGGTATCATAGTCTTTAGTACGGTAGGAGCTATACTGACTACCACTAATTAAAGAGCCATTATCAAATAATTTTAGTGCGGCTATTGCGCCAGAAGACCATTTGTAAGACCCAATAATTTTCCAACGTGTGTAACTACCAAGGGAAGTGAAATCTATAGATGATACAGCACTGCTAATGTTTTGAGTACTAATCAAATTCATAGAACCGCCACCTGAAGGTGTAGCCCAAGAGACAGCACCAGAGCCATCGGTGGTAAGTACCTGACCTGAAGCAGTGCCGTCTACTTTAGGTAGAGTGTATACTTCACTTATTCTAACGTCTTGAGTGCTACCACCTATGCTTACTTGATTTGTAGCTGTAGATTGTACATCATTACCTAATACAGCAGAATCTTGGTGTGAAGCAGTTACAGTTCTTCCTATAGCAATTGAACCAATACCACTTGAAAGTGCGCCTTCACTATCACCATTGGCTGAACTTATAGCAAGTGAATAATAACCTGTTGCCCTTGCATGAGAACCAAGAGCTACGGCATTTGTATTAGTGGCTTGGTTTCTGTAACCAACAGCGGTGCTGTTACCTCCTGATCCTATTGAGGCATACCCAATTGATATAACGTTTTGACCTGTTAAAGTCTGACTGAACGGCCCTATACTAATACCTTTTGTAGACGATGCGCCATAGGATGTAGTATTGTTAGTTATAGCCGCCGCAAAGCTAGATGCTCCAGAGGCTAGGCTAGTTCCAATTGCAATGGCGTTTGAATTAGTAGTTGCCTTTGCTTCAGAACCAAGAGCAACAGCCCTTGTACCCTGCGCCCGACTCCCAGACCCAATGCTAACAGAATTGTACCCTTGTGCACTTGATCCATTTGCTATGGCTATGGCATTTGAATTAGTAGCCTGACCCCCAGCGGCAAAGGAATTAGTCCCTGTCGCATCACCATCACCTAAACCAATAGCAAATGATTTACTTCCTGTTGCTGTAGTGTTAAAGCCTATTGCAACCGCATCTGTACCACTAGCCACTGGGGCGTTAGTACCAGTAACAGGGTTTTCAGCTAATAAGTCTGGTGAACCACCACCGCCACCAGCCGCCGCCCAAGAAACAGTACCAGAGCCATCAGTAGTAAGAACTTGTCCTGAAGCAGTACCGTCTACTTTTGGTAGAGTGTAGGTTTCAGAGATACGAACGTCTTGAGTGCTACCACCTATGTTAATTTGGTATGCGGCTGTAGAAGTAATATTCTCACCCAATGCGATTGAGTAATTATGAGATGCATTAGAATTATACCCAATAGCAATTGAATATAATGCAGTTGAAATGCTATTCCTTCCAATAGCGGTGGCATAACTAGCATTAGCTCTTGCGGTATTACCTATCGCAATAGAACCAGCATTCAATGCACCACCACTAAATTCATTATCTATTACCGCCGAAAAACTAGTACCTCCCGAAGAACGACCCATACCAAGTGCAACAGAACCAGAACCAGAAGCATTCGAGAGATAGCCTAAAGCAGTTGACCTTGTGCCTGAAGCTACTGCACTATCACCTATAGCAATTGCATTTGTGCCTGTCGCAGAAGGTTGAGCTGAAGGAGAACTTTCGTTAGCCGCATATAAGTCAGCACCACCACCGCCTCCACCAATAGCTGTGCCATCTAGTAGTAAGTTTGTTCCGTCAGAGCTAAGTGTAATCGCAGAGCCACTACCTGTATTGTCTAAATTAACTGAACCCATCAGTAAGTTACCTCCGTTGTATTAACTGTTGCTACCCATCTAATGTTATGGGATGCTTCTCCAGTTACCGTTATTGCTACAGCACCATTAGTGGTGTCTGCCGAAAGAGCTATGCTCCAATTAGTTGCACCTGTACTCTCACTGATTTTATTAATGTTGTAAGTGCCAAGGGCTGTTGTAGAAGCACTAGCTCCTCTAACTGCTCCACCTTTGATTTCCCATATAGCAAAGTCATTTGTAGCTGAACTATCTTCACGAGCAATCACTGTTCCTGTAAAACCATAACAAGAGTCATTGGGCAGAACGACTTGGTTGTTTGTAGAAGCTGTAAGTGCATTAGTTGATAGTTTATCTGCTGTAGCATTTGTTGTTGTTTTAGCAAGCATCCAAGTTCCAGATTGCCACCAACCTGAACCATTATTCGAAATCGAAAATTGACCTATATTTGGGGAACTTGCTTTTGACCCAATGGCCGTTGAATGAGAGCCAGTTGCAGTTGTATCATGACCTATAGCTGTACTAGAAGGCCCATTTGCAACAGCATCATATCCGTAAGCAGTTGCATAACTTTGAGATGATCTAGAATAATCCCCAATCGAAAGAGAACCTGTTGTACCAGTAGCCCATGAAAAATTACCAAGTGCTATTCCTTTAGCATTAGTCGCCTTTGCATTAGCACCTATCGCAATACTATTAGCACCACTTGCACCATAGCTTGTGCTGTTGTTAGCTATAGCCGCCGCAAAGGAGTCTGCTCCAGAGGCGTAGGAGTTCGTTAAAGCTGTTGCCCTTAAACCTGCCGCTACTGATGAAACACCTAAAGCTATAGAGTTATTTGTACTAGCACTTGCTGATTGCCCTATTGCGACACAGCTAGTGTTTGATGCCACCGCTAACTTGCCCATTGCAATACTGTTCACGCCTTTAGCGCCATGGTTTGTAGTGTTGCTGTCAATAGCAATTGAAACACCTTCTTGGCCTGACGATTGACCCCAACCTAAAGCAATTGAACGTTGACCACTAGCTATAGCACCATCACCGATAGCTATTGCATTAGTACCTGTCGCAGAAGGTTGAGCCGCAGGGCTACTTTCGTTAGCATCGTATAAATCAGCACCACCACCACCTGATGCAGGAGTAGCAAACGTAACTGCTCCAGAGCCATCTGTGGTTAAGACCTGTCCGTTAGTACCGTCAGCCGTAGGGAGAGTGTAAGCACCAGATATTTTTACTTGTGCTGTACTGTCGCCGAGGGCAATCTGTTTTCCTGCTGTAGTAACTGCACGGTAGCCTATAGCTACACTATTAATATGTTGTGCGCCGTAGCTTGAACTATTATCTGAAATACCTAATGCTGTTGCATAATTAGCAGAAGCAAGACTTAAATTGGACGCCCAAGAATATTGACCTGTTGCTTTAGATGCGTAGCCCATACCAGATGCGTAAGATGAAGAGGCTAATGCTTGATAGCCAAAAGCTAATGTTGAAGCACCAGTAGCTTGAGGATTGTACCCACCAATGGCTATACCTCTTGAACCACTAGCTTTAGCTCTATCACCCATAGCAATGCTGTTAGCACCTGATGCGCCGTAGCTTGTACTGATATTGGTTATTTGTGCCGCAAAACTGTCTATACCACTTGCTTGACCTCTACCGAGAGCAAATGACTTTGTATTAGTAGATATTGCACTATCACCTATAGCAATTGCATTTGTGCCTGTCGCAGAAGGTTGAGCCGCAGGACTAGACTCGTTTGCTGTGTAGAGGTCAGCACCCCCACCGCCTCCAGAAGCCGCCGCCGCCCAAGTCAAACCACCTGTATTTCCTGACTGTGCTGTTAGTACATATCCGTTTGTTGGTGTATTGCTTACCTTGAGGTTTGCTTCGTCAACTACGTTATCAGCAATGACTGTAGCACCATCGGCTGTCGATGTGACTTCGCCTGAGTGGTTAGGGTGGGTGTAGTTGTTAGCTGATGTAGCTATGCCATCTAGTTTTGTGTGATCTGCATTGGTAAAGTTGTTCTGAGATAGCTGACCATCTTGGACAGTATATGTTACTATGTCTGATGCGTTGGCTAATTCTATCCAATTGCCGCCGTGTGCATAGTAACCCTTGCCTGTTGCGTGTACGTGGGCAAACATGCCGTGATTACTAGAAGCTGAAGGTAAGTCACTAAATGCAGAGTAGACGTTACTAAACAGAACCTTGTTGCCACCCATGTCTAAGTCTGATGCTGTTACTGCTGATATTGCGTTAGCATTTGTGTATGCTGTAGCACCTGTTGCTATGCCATTGAGTTTTGTGTGGTCTGCGTCAGTGAAAACGTTACTGTCAGATGCCGCTTCTACAGCCGCCCTAATTTCAGCATTAGTTTGGTCTGCTGTTGCACCAGCTTCTATTGCATTAAGTTTACTGTGGTCAGCATTAGTAAAATCATTGGTTGTTAAACCGCCATCACCTATAGAATATGTAGTGTTAGTGTCCACTGGTGTTGCCCACGTAAATGTACCATCCCCGTCAGAGCGTAAGAACTGTGTGTTGCTACCATTACCAGTAACCTTTAGATTGTCTGCATCAACTACATTACTAGATATAACTGTTGCACCATCACCAGATGATGTAACTTCGCCACTGTGGTTTGGATGTGTGTAACTTGATCCACCGCCACCCCCAGAAGCTGTGGAAGCTATAGTTCCGTTAGCCGCTATTGTTATGTTAGTGCCAGCCGTTAGAGCCGCAACTACATTAGCTGTATCTGTGACATCCGCAGATGCTTCAATTCCATCTAGTTTTGTGTGGTCTGCATTAGTAAAGTTGTTCTGTGTAAGACCTCCATCACCAACTGAATACGTTGTGTTAGTGTCTGTGAATAATGCATTGGAAGGCACAGATACGCCTACAGTAAAGCCTGAAACTTGAGTAGCGTTAATGCCTAAAGCATCTATGTCGCTCTTTGTTTGGTCTGCCGTTGCGTTTGCTTCTATGCCGCTAAGTTTGGTGTTCAAAGCTGATGTATAAGCCGCTGTGGTGCTTTGTAATACAGACGAATAGGCCTGTACGTTTGAGCCTATAGCAACTCCAAGATTAGTTCTTGCTGTAGATGCGTTTGTTAGGTCAGAAAGGTTATTTGATTTAGCTAAAGAAGCTGATACGGCAGATTCAGCCGCATTCTTAGCGACTACAGCCGCGTCTTTAGCTACGACTGCCGCGTCCTTGGCTACTACAGATGCGTCTTTAGCTACGACTGCCGCGTCTTTAGATGCTGTGGCTGTTGTTGCTGAAGCTGACGCACTAGAGGCACTGTTAGATGCTGAAGTTGTACTATTAGCCGCCGCTGTTGCACTGTTAGATGCTGAAGTTGCACTGTTAGATGCTGAAGTTGCGTTGGCTTCCGCGTTTGATACTGATGCGTCAATAGCATTCGATTGTTCGTTAGTTACTCCAGAGTTGTTGTAGAAACTGGTTTTTGATGCCATTTGGATTAATCCTCATAATAGTGTGTAGGACGAACAACTTGATTGATGCCAGACTGTTCAGCACTGTTTGCGTGTTCCTGTATCTCAAGTAAGAAAGAGCCAGACTTCTGGTCAAATACGGCGGCTCTCTCATCTAAGAAATAGTCAGCGGCGTATGACAATGCTGTGTATGTCAGTAGATCAGATGCTATAGTCGTCAGCATGTTCGTATCGCTGTCACTTGTTAGTGTAGCTTGCTCTGCATAATAGTTCAGATACAACGTACCAGTTGTAGGCTTTGGGTGTATCTTAATGTTTCCTTGCTCTCTACAAAAGAACCTTGGAGAGCCTAGTTCACCAGTTTTCTGGTGCTGTATCATTTCGTGTAGTGGGATGCGTACTAGTGAGTTACCATCGTAATAGAGTTCTATGATCTCAAGTGTGTCATCAGGTATTACTACTTGAGAAGTACCAGAGGCAGTAGTCACATTGTACTGGTTCTGTTTTTCCATAGATGGGACACGTAGTTGTCTTTGTATTCTAGTGATTGCTTGATCAATGAAGGTGTCAGCCAAAGCATTCGAACAGTCACTACGATTTAGAAGAGCAATAAAGTGTGCTCGGATTTCACCTT